TGAATACGCTTCTTGCTATTAAATATTGCAAACTCTTGTTTGTTATAAATCTACCTGTTTTCTTATCTCTACCTTTTATACCTTTGCGCTTAACAAAATCTGCAAATGCTTGAGGTGGAGGCATTTTAGATTTGTAAGTAAAAGGTGATTTTTTATTTTCTACATAATTAGACTTTGTACCTTTTACACCTTGATCCTGAAACTTACCGTATTGTTCCATATAGAACTCTACACCTATAGAATTTCCTTTTACAAATGGTTTGTACTCTAAACTATTGTATAATTTTTTATTTACGTTTTTATCGCCTTTAGTAAGTCTTGACCTTGCTTGTTGTATAACAAACTGACCAAACTTATTTAACTCCTCTTTAACTTCTTTTAACTGCATACGTTTATATCATTTGCAATTAATACATTAAACGTACAAGCTACACCTGCCATTTGATTCTCAAACCTTTCATAAAAGAACTCACAAGAAGCATCGCCCTCTAATTGGTATTTGTTTTGATATAGAGTGCCTTTGCTTAATAAGCCTACTAATTTATTTGCTACAGCTAATTGTGTGTTTATAATATCTTGCTCGTTGTTGTTGCCTCTGAAGATGTCTGTTACCTCATCTTTTGACTGATCTACTATATCCATAGACATTACTGTAATGTTAAAGTTGAGGACTTGTTCCTGGATAGTTACGTTGTTTACTATTATGTGGCTTAATGGGAAGATTGTTTGCTTAGATAAGTCTATATCAAATATATCGCCTGTTGTTACAGTATTGACATTCTCATCTGCTAAGAGATTAGTCTTAATAGTGTCTGTGATTTGGTAATAGCCTCTTACTCCTTGATTCATCGGTTAAATTTGCTTTTCATTTGTTTTGATTCTGCCTCAGCTTTATCTTTCATATAAGTTAAAGCATATAGGCAGGTGTGTATGTTTAGTTTAGTGATATCTTCAAATCTTGTAATATCTCCTTGAGAGAGGCTGAAAAGTGATTGATACCAACCCCATTTTCTCCCAAAATTTGCTGTTGCACTAAGGCTATCTCCTCCTCTTCCAAATAACTCATCATAGCTTGAGACAAGTCCATCCCTAAATGATAAAAAAAAAGTATAGAACTTAATACAGCATCCATTGGCATATCTTTCATTTTATCAGGATCTTCACCTTTGTAATCTTCTATTAAATACTTTTCTTGATACTTTTGCTTTATTGGTCTGTATAGAACATTCATAGCTCTATGTAGATTGTCCATATCTCCTATGTAAGTGTCAAGATCTATATACTCTCCAAAGCTCATATCTTCTAACTTAGGTATAAAGCCATAAGTCTTGCTACCCATTTTAAACTCTCTTACAAGCTGTGGTTTTTCATTGAACATACTTGTTAGTATCAGTGTTATGTCTTTAATGCTTTTAGCTTTCATAGCCATTATTGTATCGCCTCTTAGTCCACAAAATATTTCTATCATTTTAATAGCTAAGAAGTTTTCATCTTCATTCTCAGATTGTATCTTTAGATACTTTTGATATTGACCTAAAGTAATTTCACTTAATGTGTCAGGTATATAAACTTCTACTCTCATATATATATAACGTAAAAAATAAAAGTTTTAAAAACTATTGTATTGTGTACTTGCCTCTGTTTGGGTTTTGTAACTGGAAGCTAACCGCGTATCTTACTGCATCAATTAAATGGTTGAATTTATCTATTGGTGTATTAGATTTTCTTTCTAGCCATGAATAGTTGTTTAGTTCTTTGACGAGGTTTATACTATCCTCGCTTATTATTAAATCATAGTCTTGTAATAATGATATTCCATATGTTACACTCCCCTGCCCTTTAACACTAGGTTTTATATTACAACCTTTAGATCGTATTTCGCTTATAAGTCGAGGCTCAGCGCTATCAGCTATTATTAAACCACCTTGCGCATACTTTTGATTTAATCGCGTTATATCGCTTGTTGTAAGGCTCGGCAAGTAAAAGCATTCTTTTAAGTATATTCGTTTATTAGAGGTGTCTATATTAGTTTCTATAAGAGTTGTAGGGTCGTTACTAAAGCCATAATCTTGTCCCCACACGCTTACGCCTACTTTTTTAAATTTACCGATTGACCAGTTTTTAAATATTACACCCTCAGCTTTATCTAACCACCCACCCATAATAGCATGCTTATATTTTGAAGGTCTTCTTACTTTTAAATCTTGTATTTGTTTTAAAAACGACTCTGATAGATTTTCTAAATTATCTTGATAAGTAGTATGTATATAAGTTGTATTATCTTTTTGTGTATTACTTCCTTCTTGTATTCCTTTATCTTCAAAAAATCTTTGATATATCCAATGCTCTTTTGTTGTAGGGTTTAGAATTAATATAATTCGGTTTTGGTTTTTAGTTTCTCTTATTGTAAAATCTATTTTGTCAAATGTACCCTCGTCTGTTAATTCTTCAGCCTCATCTAATACCCAAGTAGTAACACCTGTAATAGATTTAAGATTTGCAGTTTGGTCTCCTGACGAAGTTTTAATACCTTTAAATACTATTTTACTTCCCGATCGTAAATTAATGATTTCGTCTTTTGTAATATGAAAGTCTTGAAACTTATCGAGCAGCTCTATCTTTTCTATAAATTCAGGAATAATAGAAACATAAGCTGAGGTTAATGTATAACGCGTAAATAATATAGTATGGTTTGCTTCGTATGTAAGTAATACTAGCATTAGGTTTACAGAAAATGATTTACCTGACGCTCTTCCTCCTGTGATTATATAATACCGCGTATCGTTAGCTAACTTCTGGTATTTTTCATTTATATCAATCACTTAAACCTTATTAAGTCTTTAAAGCTTATGTTTATACCTTCAGAGGAGTTTATATCAATTTTTTCTTTAGGCTTACCGTATCGATAGTTAAAATAAATTTGTATCGCTCGTATGTCACCTTTAGCTATTAGCTCACCTAATTTTTTTAACGCTATTTCATTATCAATAACATTATCTAACTTTTCAACTAATTTAAGTTCGTCTGCTTTAGGTTTTCTTCCTGCGCCAATTCTTCTGCCTCCTCTGTTTTCTAATTTGTACATTTTGAAAAACTTTGATTATTCAAATATATAACGTTAATCTTCTTCTTTTTTATCAAGCTGCTTTTTTATTACCTCTACACTTAAATAGATTTGACTTACTATATTCTCTAGTCTTTTTATTCTTTGTATTACCGTGTATTTTTTTGGTTTCATTCTGTACCTGCTATTATATGATCTTTACTATCATTAACTTTTTGTGGTAAGCTGTCTACTAATTTTAAAACCTTCTTTAAATCTTTTTCGAGTGTATTATCTACTATATGATTTATTAAAGCTTTTTGTAATTTTGATTTATCTTTTAATCTTAATAAAGTTAAGTCAAAGTATTTATCAAGTAGCGGGTTATACCTTCTATGCGTTTCGTATGCTTTTAAACTATATATAGCTGTAGCGTGATCGTAGCTCTTGCCATTGTTTTCATAAAATGCTTTTATTTCTTTAAATTTCATACCGCAGTGATGTCTTAACATAAATGTAAGTAATGATCTTATTTCTATGTATTTTCTTTTACGTGTATTTTTAAATGGATCTATATTAGATATTTCTTTAATATAGTCTGCTATTTTTTTTGCTTCTGTCATAATGTTCCTTTTATTATATATTCATTTAATTCTTGCTCTTGCTTTACAAAAAACGTTTCATATATTTTTAAAGCATACTTTACTTTATCTTTACCTGAATTATAAAACTCTTCGCTTACATCATAATGGCCTAAGTCTCCCGTAGATTTATCTATAACAAAGAAAAAGAATTTATCGTAAGATATTTTAAATATTTCACAATATAAATATACTTGTACATCATAAGAATATTTTCGAGCACTATAAGGAAAACCTTTAAGATCACTTGTAGTTTTTAAGTCGGCAACATAATCTGCTCCTAATATATCTGCTTTTGCGCGAAACGGATAACCGTTAACTATATCAAATCCCGGTTGCTCTAATGCTGCACCGTATGTTAATTGCTGCCAAACATCATTTTGTAATAAGGCATCTACTGAATACATTGCTTTATCATATTCTTTTCTTGTAAATACAAATTGACTACTGCCTACTTCTTTTACTTTATCTTTATATGCTTTTGTTGTTGCTGATTGCACCTCAACTATATGGCATAATGATTCTAGTTTATCTGGCTCTAACGCAGCTAAGTGTATTAACCTGCCTGTTTTAAAAGCTGAAGAGTCTGTTGAAAAATTTAAACTTCTTGCATAGCTTTTCGGCGAATCTAATAAATATTTTATAGCCGAAGAACTTAAAGCGTATTTCCCTAACTCTCCGTAATAAAAAGTATCATTATACATTTTTTTTAATAATTCATCTTTGTTATATAATTGACCGTTTAATAATTTAATTGTTTCTTTTCTTTTGCTTTTTTCATATATACTTTTTAATTCAGGTATTGTTATGTAGCATGAATTGTTTCCGTGAAAAGACGGATTGATGCAAACGTTTAATTGGTGTATTTCATCGGGCGATCTAAAAATATATTCATCATCTTTTATTCTTATTGTTACACCGTTTTTGGCCCATTCACTAAAACCTATTTTAGGTGTTTTAAATGTTATATGTTTCCATGATGCTTTTTTAGATACTATTCTCATATTTAATTTTTTACAAATGTGTTATTAATTATTTTACCTTCTCTATTTTTTATTTCATTATATGCTGATTCAATTGCTTCTTCTATTTTAAACCCGCCAAAATAACTTAATGAAGTTAATACAACAACCATATCGCCTATAGCATCTTTTATTTCTTCCTTATTATTGGTTAGTATTGCTTCAGCTAGTTCTCCTGATTCTTCTTGCAATTTTATATATTGTGTTTTTATGTCGCCCTGATCTAAAATGTTTTTTTGTTTTGCCCACAGGCGTATTTTACTAAAATAACTCATACTACTAATTTTGCTTTTATATAATCTCCGCTTTTATAATTTTTTAAACTATAATTATTATAATCACCTGTCAACTTAGGTAATTTATGCGTGGGCTGATCTAAATATTTTAATACTTGATCTTTATGGTTTTTATAAATATGCGCATCAGCCAAGTTTAGTGCTAACTGATGTGGCCACAACTTTAATTCATCTGCAATAGTCTGTAAAAATAAAGCACCAAATATAATATCATAAGGTAATCCTAAAAATAAATCAGAACTTCTAAAAGATATAGAAAGATTTAATGAATAGTTTATTCTTACAAAATTTAATTGTGTATAACAACACGGTAACGCTTGCTCATGCAACTCTGACGGATTCCATAATGTAATTACCGCGCGTCTTGAATTGTTTAATAATTCTTTTTTTACATATTCTATTTGATCTACAACTCCGTTAAATTTTCTTATTTGATAGCCATATACTTTTCCTAAGTC